ATAAGAGCAAAAAGCATTAGCCTTACATAATCGCCGATTTTTGTAATTGTTCTACGAAATCCATGCGACATCAATGCTTGGCCAAGTGCTTTTGCTGTTGTTGTTCCACTCCAAAAGTCTACGATACTGCTTAGTATCATGAAAATCCAGCAGATTAAAATAATGCCAACTCTAATAGCTATGAAAAACATTAGTCCGTCAAAGTTCTTTGCTTCAATCAGTTCTAACATACTATACGAATTTTTCCCAGTCCAACTTGATTGCTTTTCCGATTGCGTCAGCAGTCCATCTGCAGAAAATCATGCCATCATACCCATCTGGGTCATTGGCTACTTTATGAGCATATCTCAAGCATGCAGCCTCATCTTTTAGAGGGTCTGGATAGAAATCTGCATAAGCCATATTAGCCGCATAGGTAACATCGCCTGTTGTTACTTTGCCAGGAATGCTCAATCCTAAACTTTCCATAGACTTTTTGACTTGGCTTGCAGTCCAAGAGTGCTGTTGGCCATTAGCATTTACCATCATTTTACTTACGTGCTCTGCAAGAGCATCTGTAAAGTGATAGCCGTGCTTTTTGACATACTCAGAATATCCTTTAGCAGACATAAGAGCATTCGCTGTTTGCTCGTAAGGTAAATCGAATTTGACCTTATGCTCACCATGAGGAGTAGCTATTCTGCTTTCTACTACTACATCCTCTTCATCTTCGTGCTCCTTATCATGGTCGCACGTATGATGCTTTACTATGATACATTTTAATCTGTGTCCCATAACTTTTAGCTTTCAAATTTTTTGATGAAATTCTCCATCATTTCCTGCTGCTTTTTCATGAGTTCTTTCATTTCACCGATAGAACCTTCAATCTTGCCGAAGCGCTGCTCTGTTTCTTGCTTTTCCTTATACATAGGATTAAGTTCTGCGAGTAATGAAGGAGCTTTGTCAATGATGTTTTGAGCTTTAGAAGCAGAAGCCAAAACCTGTTCAGCATTTGCCTTTTGAGCTTCAACTTCGCTCGTCAATCCAGATTTTTCGGTTGACAGAACAAGATGCCCGGCATAGGTAACTGAATGGCTTTCAGGAATAGCGTAAGTTGCCATTTTTCCATTGGCCTCTATAGTAACATCTACTACCATCTCTGTTTTGCCAGTCTTCTGGTTCATTTCTAATCGAGGAAACGATACCTGAGTGGCTTTGCCTTGAATAAGGCTAAATTCCTGTGTATCAAGAATGTATACAGGATAATTCTGCTTTATATCTTTGAATAACAACATATAGCTTATCTTTTTGAATTGTTAATAAAAAAGAGGGCACTCAGAGAAGTATAAAACTTCCCTAAGTACCCTCAATTTCAATTAGGCTGCTGGTTCAGCTGGAATAGAAACGCTCAATGAGCTATTGATAGCATAGCAGCTGGATTTTCCGCATACTATCTTAATAAGTCCTTGAGTCATTCCAAGCTGGTTGATAGTAACAGATGTAGGAAGCGTCGTTCTACCTTGGAATGCAACCACAAACCGTTCATTGATTACCTGTGTCTCAGCTTGGCATTTGCAAGCATTTGGAGTAGTAATTGTGATTGTTGCTACAATAGGCACGAATACTGTAGTTCCATTAAGAACAGGCGTTTCATTCCTATAAGTAACAGTCGCAAACGGTTGATTTGTAGAAGTTGCACAGACACAACGACACAATTTCTCCTTAAATGTGGCCAAGAACGAAACTTGATTTGCCACAGGAGCAGCGGCTAAGCCTACTGGCGATAATGTAACCATAATCTTTACAGTTTAATGGTTAAACATTACTGGCCACAGCCGCATCCGCAGCTATTACCACCACAGCCGCATCCGCCGTTTATGAGACGAGCGAAATAGTTGTTCTGACGCTCCTGAGAAAGCTCGAACTTAAGGTCCTGAATTTTTAGAGCCTGTTCGTCCTTCCAGTGGTTGTTCAGAGTGTCGATGATGCGTTGAGTATTGTCCTGACCGGCACGAAGAATATCGCACTTATCTTGCTGAGCCTGGAAAGCAGTAGCTGAGAAACCTTGTGTAATTGCAAAGCCAAGATCACGCTGGCCATTGCGGAGTTCACTAGTCTGCTGACAAGTCTGGAGCTGAACATCTGCGCGGAAATCGGCAATCTGGCGCTGAGTCTGGCAGCAGCAGTTCTGCAGAGCCTGGATAACATTGCAGTCACCGAGGTTAACAGCATTGATAACACGCTCAGCAGAGAAGCCAACCTGGCCAGCAACTTGCTGAATAGCAGCCTGAACATCGCAGCAGCACTTCTGAAGAGTGTTGAAGTCAATATTAAGCGTCTGGGCCAGCTGGCTAAGAGCAAAGCCATCGCCCTGAATAGCAGACTTAATGCAATCAGCATTCTGGTTGTCCTGCAACTGAGTGCGGATAGCATTGAGTTGAGCCTGAGTTTCGATACCCTGGGTAGCAGTACCTGCACCATCCCCACCAAAGCCAAAGCCTCCATTGCGGAACAGAGCCAGGAACATGAGGTAAGCAAACGGATTGTTCATCCAGTTGTTCATACCTCCACCTATCATAGCGGCCATCGGGCCCCAATCATCTCTACGGTTATTATCGTTTGCCAGGATGGCAGCTGCGAGCGCGTTGTCGTTGTTATCGCGGTCGCAACAATAGATTTTTTCTACAGTTTCTCCCATAATTTGAAGAATTTAGAAATTTGTTAAACAATAAAGTTAATTATATGCAGGCGCCTCTCTAAAAAAGGCGCAAAGCATCTTGTGTAAAGTTATACAATATCTGTCATATCCGTTAATCGATAGGGATTTTTATGCGCCATTATAGCGCATTTTTCTGCTATAGCGCAATTAGCATCTGTGGAACCAACTGGACTTCCATTAGGCCCAGGAATACTTTTACCTGAAGTCCATTCTGATGTTACTCTTGTAGTTTCTCCGTATATTGACTTATTTCCATACCCAATTATATTCAGCAGTTCTATGATGCATGAATAAGCAGCCAATTGACACGGTAATCCTTCCTGTAAATGACCTCCATCTGAAGAGCACAATTTACCATAGTCACCCAAATCATTTAATGAAGTAGTCCTTGCATTCTGTACAGCAGTTCCTACTGGGAATAAAAACTCGCATAGCGTCTCATTCATTACTTTTTGAGAGTTTTCACAGATAGCCTGAAAATGTTCAAGTATTTCTTCATCATCAAAAACAGTGTCACCATTCTTTGGCCTGGACTGGGTAAGCATCCATCCAAATTTTACAGGATAACTTATTTGACTATATATTAAATCTATTAGGTCATTCAAATACGGCTGATATGTACTCCATGTAAATGATGACATACTTCCTTGCTGCAACAGTATTATATCCCAATTTTGACTTTTTAATGCGCCTTGTATAGTATATGCCCCTAAATTACTCCATGCAGTACTATCTTTGAATAAATAATATGTATATGCGTCTGTCCTATTTATGAAATTATTATAGTGCTGAGCCAACGTTGCTCCGTTCATATACAATATACCTATCTCTACTTTTATATTGCTTTGTATATTAGGTAATATAAAAGGTATATATGATAAAGCATCCTGCGAATAAGAATTTCCTATAGACAATATACGCACTGTGCGTTTTCCCTCTTCATTCTCTAGAGAAGAAAATACTAGCTTTTCTTCTCCTATATAAGGCTCAACACCAGTTGCTTCTTCACCCACTTCTAGCTGTGCTATATCAGATTTGAATGGTGCGGATAAATTATTTTGTAAATTTATACGGCAATAGCATATCTTACCAGTAGGATTATCGAATGTAAACGTAGATTTTCCGTATATATCTCCTTCATCATAGATAGCAGAATAAGCGCCTCTACCTAAATAGTTATCATCTTTATCATAGTAAGCTATAAAAATAGCATTGGCCAATCCGTAGAATACAATTCCCTGCATTGTATAAGTAACACCGTGCTCTAAATACAGTTTATTGGATAAAATTCCTTCGTTATTGGTAATTATTTGACCAGATTGTATACTATATCCGTACAGCAAATCATCAGCGTTAATATAGTTTTTACCTGTCGGTATATTACGCAGATTATTTCCAGCTGATAACTTATTTATAAAATTTTGAACCTGTTTTATGTATATATTATCATATCCATCTGGATTTTCTTCTTTTTTTAAATTTATAATTGCAAGTTTTGCTCCAGGTGGAACTATACCTGTATCATTATAGCCAAGATAGTTTTTTTGTATTGGCTCTAATTCAGAAAAAAACCCTATTAGGCTACGCGTGGCACCTGAAATTTCAAGTTTAACCGCGTTATCTAAGAGTGATACCCAAGCGCAATCATAAGTGGATAATTCCTTATAGATTACAGTTTCTGATGTTACAAAAATCACGTGATTTGTATGAATGTAAACTTGTCTAGCGGACAGTTTATTTCCCTCTTCATTCTCTAGAGAAGAAATGCACATACCTGGATATTTTACATACATATCACCATATCCATCTGGATTTTCTTCTTTTTTTAAATTTATAATTGCAAGTTTTGCTCCAGAAGGAATAATGCCAGTTAAATTATTAGTTATGCTGTTTTCTTGTGTTGGTTCCAACCCAGAAAAGAAACAAATATAGCTATGAGTAACACCAGAAATTTCTAATACCCCCTCATCTTTTGGTAATAATATCCAAGCGGCATCATAGTTAGACGACTCCATATACGTAACATTACTGCCATAAATAGAAACCAAATGGTTTGAATGGATATTGGGTATTCCAGTTATTGACCTGTCAGCAAGAAATAACTGGGCTAGTTCATCGTATGATGTTAGCACTACAGCGTTAAATTCATTATCGCTATTATTGACAAATGCGACTATACCTCTTTTTAATTCATATCCGCCAAAATTTGGATATATACCCGGCATACCTGCTAAATAGTATACAGGACCATCGAACACGCCGGGATTAGTATTTGGAGTAGCTATGCCGACAAATGTGGCATTTTCTCCAACAGCACTTACGATGCTATTAAGGGCATTTTGTAAAATTGCTCCAGTTATTTCTTGATTGCCATTTGTTTTTATAACATCGGCAATAGCTGCTTTTAATGTTGTCCAATGTGCCATTTTTATTCTATATCAAAATCGCTATTATAATCTTCGTTAAAATCTCCACCAACTAATTCAGGAGTATAACCTCCTATATTGGCTATAACAGTATCTGTCTCAAACTCACACTCAACTATGGCTAAATCTCCTTGGTCTTCCCATTCAGGCTCCATACTAAATGTTGTCAAATCGTAAGTCTGCAGTTTACTTGTAATTTGTTTGCTTTCACATAACCTTACAATCCTAAGAGCATCACATAGATATTCAGGAGCTACAAACGTGAACTTATAAATCTTTTTGCTTACTTGGCTCTCAATAAATGTATAACCCATTCGCTCAGTGGCTTCTTCTTCAAAATCATATTCAGGTTTGCCAATTTGTGTATTTAAGTAACACCTAAATTTGAAATTGTCAGAAAAATCTACTACACCATTTTTAAGCTCAAAGTTATATGAGTTGTAATACTCAAGAAGCAGATAATCGTCTACCTTATTAGTTACAGTAAATATGTCAGAGTATATAGTTCCTAAACCTGATATTGAAATCGCTAAATAATATAAGCCTTCATGCTTTATTTCAACTATAGGAAGAGTGCCAGGATATTTAAGAAGCTTGAAGCCAGTATATGACTTGATAATCAGGCCATTTTCTTTCATGCTTGCCGTTATGTCTGTATACTTGCCAGTGTTAAAGTTATAAAGCCTAACCCAGCCTACAAATGTTCCACTTCTAAGAACTGCTTGAAATGGCAGTAACATATTCTTATAGGTTATTAGCGGATAAACCTGGCCAAAAGCATAATCTTTACGATGATTTTGCAGCGCAAGATTATCGTAAAAAGGCAATGGCGATATGTTATTATTCACTAACTTCATACTGCTAATTTACAAATAAAAATCTATATAAGAAAATTTCTTAATAATTTTTAACACACAGCTTTATTGAGGCACATAAAGTAATCTTACTTTAGCATGGCGAGTATTTACATTGACAGAAATCTCATCTATTTTGCCATTTCCTATAGTGGTTTTAATCAATTCAAGTTCATCCAAATCTTCTTCAGTAGGAAATTCTATAGTATGCTTCATACACATTTTTACACCATTCGCATATAAATCTCCAAGCACATTACAGTCAAGATTTGATGCAGGCATATCATACATATAAAAGCGCACAAGATATGCCCAAGCTGCATAGAAATTCTGAATTACAGCATCATATATATAACCGTTTTCATCTACCAGCTGAGTTTCAATTATAGGTAATTCAAAATTGCCTACATTATTCGCGTTATCCCATACATCTATAGTACCATTTATATGTGAATTTATAATAAGCTGTCTAGCGGTTGTTGGTAGATTTATTATAGTATCAGGCATAGTATATGGGCCACTTTTTGTTCCAGAATCATACACTATATTTCCATTTTCATCTTTAGCTAAAATCATACTCATGCCCCCATATCCAGTTGGTAAATATGCTCCTTTTACGCCGTATTTATAATTATTAGGATTTACGCTAAAAGTAATATATTTCATTTTGCCGGTAGAGCTTTCTACTTCTGTTCCATCTGATTTAATATAAGCACTTGAATGCGTAGTTCCATGCACAAAGTTTTTCTGAACAATTGTAGGACATAACAAGGCAAATCCATCGTCTGAGAAATTAGATGGATTAAATAGCATATAATCAACGTCAGATGAAAACTGGCTTATATTTATTTCTTCTGTTTTATCTTTCTGTATATAGTTAGATTTAACATCTATGGTTACTCCACCAAACAAATCAGTAACGTCATCCATCCAGCCAAATTCATATCGTTGGTTTAGGTCTGTTTTATCATATTCTACTTCTGATTGAAAATATGATGATAGCTTTTTGTTAAACTGGTCTACTAGTTTAGTAAAATCAAGCTGAACATTTGTATTATAAGAGTATGAGCCTCCTCTCATAAAGAAACTTATGTGTTCAATCTTAAATTTACCATCTTCTATATACCAATAACATCTAAAACAATCACGAAGCATTTTCATTATATCTTCTAATGATACTTCTGCTTTTTGAGCGGGCTGGTCATATTCACCTTTAAGTATATTTGTTTTTTGTGTTATATGTACATAAAATCTTGCCATCGACATTGGTACGGTTGTATCATACAAAAAGCGACTATATTCGGCAGTTGCTTCATGCTGAAGAGTAGGGTCTATTTCTTTAAGCAAAGCCTTTATTGCTGCTGCTATAGAATAACTATCCCTAAGAGTATATTGCTTTCTTAATCTCTGCTCAAATAAAGAATAATAGCTATCGTATACATACCACAATGAGGCATTAGCCCAAGAATTTCTACTAATAGGCAAAGGTCTACCTATACCGGTGCTACCAGGAATAAATTCATTAGTAAAATACTGGTTATAATCATTTAAGCCATATCTTGTAGGCTCATCTACTGCTCTAGAAGTACAGAAAAACATTCCGCCTGTTAGCCCAATACACTTTTTATAATTTCTGTTGTCTGTGACAAAGTCATCAGATGGCAAATCATATGTGTTCTTTATACCTTCTGAATCTTCTACAGTATCTACATCACAAAGTAAACGTCTATAGATATGATATACGAAAGGACTCTCTATAGTAAATGTATCGCTTAAATTATTTACATTTACCATCTTAATATCCTCAATCCCTATATATTTATTATCAGGGTCACTAACAGCCCATTGCTTTTCTGACTGATATAACAGGGTATTATCTGAATTTCTATATAAACGTATCCAATACATAGTAGAGCTTCCATCTACTAATTCCATTTTGCACGTGTAACCTGGATTCCATTTACTCCAATATCCGTTTGTTCCAGCGTATACTCCATTAACATCAGAAATGCTAGCATTTCTTATATAAAACTCATTTCCTGCTTTTATATAAGAA